GTGGGGGCTTACGCTATGACTTGTACGTTGATTTAGCTCATTCAACTGGCGCCCAAGTCGGCCCTTCTGGCGGTGGTTACGATACAATCGGCAGAGCCGCAGAAAAAGATTATGGCGCTCCAGACCCATCATCTCAAGATATTGAGGCTGCCAGAGGTTTTGATTTTGGAAGCGAAGCCTCTGACGCTTTGGCGGCTTCTTTTGGGCAAGGTTTTAACCAGATGGGCGCGGGGCTTGGTTATAATGTTTCTGGACTAGAGCTTGATAAAGCCTTCGGTCAACTTGATGACAGAATAGCTAGGGCTGAAAGTTTGCCGGGTTTGCTCGGTGTTATGGCGAATTTTAATTTATCAAACATAAGGTCAGGCCTTCAAAAAGGATACGCGCCAGCTTTTGATAGAGCTGGTAATATCCAAGGCGCTTTCGGCCCTGACCCATTTGGTTTTGGTGGGCTGGTTTATTCCGGCAACCCAATCGAAGGCAATGAAGCGACAGGGTATTCTGACCCTATCGCAGGCGGTGACGGATACGATGACCGCCCACCAGTCAAGCCAGTAGACCCAGCGACCGGCCAATGCGACGAGGGCTATATGTTCGACGAGGACATGCAGGCCTGCCGCCTAGACACAAGGTCTTCTATGGGCGACCAGCCTAGCCTGCCACAAGTTCCGTTTCAGCCGGGCGGGTATGCGCGTATGGGCTTGCTCGATGAGGCTCCAACTAATCTGCCTCAGTTCCAGCAGCGGTACGGCGCGGGCTTTGGTTCGCCTTCAGATTTTGCTGCGGCAAACACTGCGTTTAGGCAGCAGAGCGCATACCGGCCAGAATACTTTAAGCGGCCATATCCGACAGACGGATACACATTACTAAGTTAGGAAAAAAATGAACGAAGGTAAGGCGAGGGAGGCGGTGCTGCGGGCTGAGAAGGCTGAGGCACTGCTTAGGAATGAATTGTTAACCGAGGCGTTTGACTATCTGGAGAGCCAGTTTGTTCAGGCTTGGAAGTCAAGCGGCATAGGTGAGGCCGAAGACCGAGAGCGAATTTACCAATTGAGCCAGAACCTTGAAGCCCTAAAAGGGTATTTTCAAACGGTGATATCGGATGGTAAGATGGCGCAATCGCAAATTGACGAAGTCAAGAGGCGCTCCACTTTTAACAAGAGATAAGGTAGATATATTATGGTCGATACTCCAAACGGAACCGACACAATTTCAATGAATGACGCAATTAGCCTTCTGAACACTCCCACTGAGGACACCGTTACAGATGAGCGAAACGAGGCTGAAGAACAGCCTCAACAGCCCGAAGCCGAGGCGCAAGTCTCATCCGAAGATCAGGCGCAGGACGCCCCCGAGGATGACGACTATGACGATGAGGCTGATGACGGCGAAGATGCCTACGAAGGCGATGATGACGACGAGGACTACGACGAGGAACCCACTGAGAAGCTGTACACCGTAAAGGTGGACGGCAAGGAAGTGGAAGTTAACCTTGAAGAAGCTCTCAAGGGTTACCAACGTCAGGAGGCATTTACTAAGCGATCAATGGAACTGGCCGAGCAACGCAAGGCATTTGCTGCTGAGGCAGCCGAAACAAAACAGCTCCGAGACGCTTACGCGCAGCAACTTGAGTTACTGCAAGCCCAACTCCAGCAGACAAACCTCACTGAGGAACCTGACTGGTCAGCCTTGAAGAATGAGGGCTATTCGACTGACGACATTTTCTTTGCCAAGACCGAGTGGGACAAGCAACAAAAGCAAGCCTACCAAGTCGCAGCAGAGCGTCAGAGAATTGCCCAACAGCAGGCACAGGAGCATGAGGCAAACCTAAAGAATCACCTCACTAACCAACGTGTCGAAATGCTTGAGCGCATACCTGAGTGGCGTAATGACGAGACCCGCGAGTTTGAACGGAAAGAAGTCATTAAGTACGCACAGAAGCGTGTCGGGTTTAGCGAGGAAGAAATCTCATCCGCGAGCGATGCCCGCGCGATTGAGCTTTTGTACAAAGCGTGGAAGTGGGACAATCTAATGGAAAAGAAACCCACAACCAAAAAGCGCACTCGCCAAGCACCGAAGATGGCCAAGGCAGGGCAACCGGCAACCAAGCGCGAAGTTGCTAATCGTTCAAGGCGGAAGGCGCGTGAACAGTTTGAAAAGGCTGGCACCGTTGACGCTGCTGTACAATTTTTGATGGGTAAGTAACCCGAAGGAACAAAACAATGGCTGTTTTTACGACCACAAACGCTGTTGGTGAGAAAGAGCAACTCGCTGACATCATCTACCGGATTGATCCGGCAGAAACACCAATTTTTTCCAATGTGAAAAAAGAAACATCAAACGGCATTTTCGTCGAATGGCAAGTTCAGGAGCTGACCGCCGCGTCTGCTACCAACTACCACAACGAAGGAGCCACAACTTCAACTGCTGCGGCGACACCAACTTCACGGATTGGTAACTACCACCAGATCTCAAAGAAGGTGTTTGCTACATCAGGCACACTCGACGCTGTTGATTCAGCCGGGCGTGAGCGTGAGCATAATTACCAAAAAGTGTTAAAAGCACTTGAGCTTCGCCGGGACATCGAAAAAGCAATCGGTGACACAGACGTTGCACGCTCTGGTACAGACCCACGCAAGTCAGCGTCTTTGACTTGCTGGATCACAAACGGCTCAGTCGGTGCGACTGCCGGTGCCTTCGCCACAGGCGACGGAACTGACGCGATCACTGGTGGAGACGACCGGGCGTTAACACTTGCACTCATCGAAGATGGCATGCAAGACGCTTGGACAGACGGCGGCTCACCTGAGCTGATGATTGCCTCGGCCACAAACCGTGCAAACTTCTCAGACCTGTCAGCCTCTGGCAACTTGGTCAGCAACGACGTGAACATGACTGCCGCTAAGGAAGTCAGCTACGTCGGTTCGACATCAGTTTTCTTGACTGACTTCGGTACTGTGCAAGCTGTTCCATCTCGCCTGCTTGGGAACGACCGCGTGTTCTTGATTGATCCAAACTTTGTGTCAATCTGCACACTCAACGGACGTAACTTCCTTGAGCAGGAACTGTCTCAGGACGGCGATGCAAAAACTAGCCACTTGGTGTCAGAGTGGGCATTGAAGCCTACCGCGCCTAAGGCGCACGCAATGATTATGGACTTGAACGGTTCATAGTAAAACTGAGGGGGCGGGCAACTGCCCCCTCTCTTTCATAAGGGAAAAGACATGAAGCGAGTTTTATACACAGACCCTCACACCGCCAAAGAGGTGGTAATGGATCAGCAGTCTGATGGCACTGATGTCATTGAGACGACCCAGAGGTTTGACACATTGATTAAATTAAATCGGCAGATGAATAACGACTACCGCGCCAACGCAACAGTGAATACGCAGCGGCATATACAGCATGTGGCGGAAATACCAAATGTCGTGTATAATCACCTGCTAGAGACACTAGGCCCGCCTGCCCAAAATCCAAAGGGCTGGAAGGCTTGGCTGAATAATAGCGAGAACCGAGACTTCAGGACAGGCGGCGGTAACATCTAATGGCAATTGCGACCTATACAGATTTGCAGACATCCATAGCCAATTTCTTGGCCCGGTCTGACCTGACCGCACAAATCCCTGACTTTATTGCGCTGGCTGAGGCCACTATGAGCCGCGAGCTGGAGACACGCAGTCAGGAAAAGCGGGCGACTGCAAACACTGTGTCGGGCAACGAATATCTGAGCTTGCCAACTGACCTAAGAGAGGTCAGAGAGGTAAAGCTAAACACCGCGCCGCTGACTGTTTTGAGATATTACAGCCCTGTCGCGCTGGATGAGCAATACGCATCAGAGGGTGGCGGTAAGCCAAAAGGCTACAGCATTGTGGGCGATGAAATAAAACTTCGCCCTGTGCCTGACGCCACATACGAAATGGAGATTGTCTATATCGGCTCAATTGAGGCGTTGTCTGCGTCAAACCTCACAAACACAATCTTGAGCCGGTCGCCAGACGCTTATCTTTATGGCTCACTCGCTGAGGCCTATGCCTACCTTCTTGATGAGACTAGGGCGGCTCAATATATGGCTCGCTTTGATAAGGCTTTGGCACAAATAAAAGTAGACAATCAACGCGCCCATTACGGCACAGGCTCGCTGCAAATCAGCAGCATTTATCAACGGCAATCGCAAGCAGCGGGGACTTAAATTATGTCTGCAATGAGTGACTATCTTGAGAACGAAATTCTCGACCACATCCTTGGAACCGGCGCATACACAATGCCGACCACTGTCTACGTCGGGCTGTCCACTGGATCGTTTAACGACGACAACAGCGGCACTGAGTTGACCGGCAATAACTATGCGCGTGAGAGCGCCACATTCAGCGTGGCGGCCTCAGGCACAACAAGTAACAGCGGCGCAATTGAGTTTAATCCTGCGACTGGTTCTTCTTGGGGGTCAATTTCGCATTTTGGCATTTTTGACGCGCTAACCAGCGGCAATCTTTTAATTCACGGATCGTTCACAACCGCAAAGACAATTGACGTTGGTGACATCCTGAAAATTGCTATTGGCGACCTAGACGTAACTGCGGCTTAGGTGTAGCTGATGGCTACGCTAGAGGAACTAGATAGCTGGGGAAGCCTAGACAGTCTTGACCAATTTGGTAATCTTGAGCAGCTAGACGCGCTCGACTTTACCTTGGCGACTGCTAGTGCCAGTGTAGCCGCGACAGCAAATTCATCGTTGACAAAGATACGCACAATAGTCGCGGCTGTATCTTTGTCAGCGTCATCTTCTGCAAGCGCCAGCAGGATTCTGGCTTTCGCCGCGTCCGTGACAGGTGCAGCGGCAGTTGACGCCACCATAACATTTATACGACAAGTGTCGGCGGCGGTAAGCGTCGCCATTACAGAGGCAACTATCTTGACTAGGTTACGCAAGGTAGACGCATCAGAGACTGCGGCGGTTACTATTACCGGCAGTTATAACGCGGTGCTTTCCGTGCTAGGGCAGGCAGACACATCTGTGTTGGCGTCTGGGTACCCAACCGGCACATTTGTTATGGCGGCAAATCCAAGCATTGCCACCTCGACAACAGTTAGTGGTAAGATACTGGGCGAGGAATGGTCTGACGTGTCAGACACTGCCGCAACTTGGGTTGACGCGGTTGACGCCGCAGCGATATGGTCAGATCAGGCAGGTTCAACTGGAGTGTGGTTAGGGCAATGATTAACTTTGGCGAATGGCTACCAGACCAGCCTGACTTTTCAAACGCTGGTGTTGTCGAAGCGACAAACGTGGTGCCTGCATCGTCTGGCTATCGCAGCCTGAACAGCTTTGAGCCTTACTCCGGCGCGGCCACAGGCACGATCCTCGGCATTTACTCTGTTAAAGCGTCGGACGGCAGTGGCTCAATATTTGCGGGCGACAGCACAAAGCTGTACGAGTTTGACACGACTGACAGCTCACTAACCGACATCAGCAAAGTTGGCGGGTACACGCTTGATGCCAGCATTGGCGAGCGTTGGCGGTTTGTGAATTACGGCGACTATGTTATTGCCGCAGGCGGTATTGGTGAGAGCATACAAAAGTTTCACACAGGCACTGACGCAATATATAGCGACCTATCAGCCTCTGCGCCAAAGGCAGACTTCATTGCGGTTGTGCGTGAGTTTGTCTGGACTGCAAACGTAGACAGCGGCTCAGGCAGGGTGCCTTGGCGCTGCCAGTGGTCTGGATTTGACAACATAACCTCTTGGACAGTCGGGTCAGATCAAAGCGATTTTCAGGACACGATGGATTGCGGCGCAATCACCGGACTGGTCGGCGGAGAATATGCGACGGTATTGATGGAGCGAGCCATTGTTCGCGCCACATACACAGGCCCGCCTCTGATCTGGCAGTTTGATAAAGTTGAGACTGCTAGGGGCTGTAAGATTGCTGGCTCAGTCTGTAACGTCGGGCATAACGTGTTCTACCTTGCCGACGACGGTTTTATGATGTTCGACGGTCAGCAGTCTACAGCGATTGGCGCAGAAAAAATTGACGCCTTTTTCCAGTTAGATCACGACAGTTCTTACAAGCATTTAATGACGGCCACAACTGACCCACAGAGCAAACTGGCAATCTGGTCATATGTGTCTATAAACTCAACAAATGGGCGACCTGACAAGCTCCTTATTTACAACTATTTCTTGCGGAAGTGGTCTATTGCAGAGATTGCGGCAGACTTGCTGTCGCCATTATTTACAGCCGGATACACGCTGGAGGGATTGGACACAATCTCAACTTCGATTGAGACGCTGCCTGCGTCTATGGATAGTGCGCTTTACAAGGGCGGTCAGTATTTGTTTGGCGGTGCATTTGGGGACAAGATTCACACGTTCACAGGTTCACCCCTCACAGGCACAATTACTACTGGTGAGGCTGCTGTAAGTATGGGTCAGCACAGTATTGTTACAAGGATATACCCACATCACGAGGGCGGCACTGTCGAGATGTCTGTTGGTCTGAGGGGAACCCCAACAGACACGGTAACATTTCAAGCGGGCGGCAGCACAAACGCAGATGGCTTTGTGCCGTTTCGGGCTGCCGACAGATATCACCGCGTAAAAATGACTATTAGCGGGGACTGGTCTTTTGCTCACGGCATAGATATTGAGGCTAGAAAGGTTGGCCGTCGATGACCGTTGAGCAGCGCAATACTAACCTTCGCACATTAAACCCTATCACGGCTACGACACGAGAAGTTGCAGAGGTGCTAAACAGAACCGTTGACGGTGGACTAAATAGCGTTGGTTACACTACTCTGATAAGCGGCACGACCACTACAACCGTTAGCGACCCTAGATATGGAGTGCAGAGCATTGTATTTTTTACCGGATACAACGAGACTTTAGAACACAGTGACCCATTTGTAAAAAGCACTAGCACCAATGGGTCTATGATAATTGAGCATAAGAACCACGGACACAATGTAAATGTTGCCTACCTTATTATCGGCTGAAGACAGGCTGAAAGAGAAGTTTGAGAAAAACCGCAAGTACATTGCGGATGCGCTTGAATATTCTGGCGGCACGCACTCACTCGACGATGTTTACCAAGCCTGCGCGGTCGGTGAGGCACAGTTACATCCGCTGGAAAAGTCGTGTATTATAACCGAAGTTGTTGACTACCCCAGCTTAACCGTGTGCCGCATTTGGCTTGCAGGCGGTGACTTAGATGAGCTGGTCGAGGCTGAGAAGTCTATTGCAGTTTGGGCTAAGGCTCAGGGCTGCGACGCTATGGAGATCAATGGCCGAAAGGGCTGGCAGAGACAACTGAAAGATTACACCGCGACGTCGGTGATTTTGACAAAGGAACTGTAAGATGAGTAAAGGCGGCGGCGGAAGCACCAGAACAATTACCCAGACCACTGCTGCGCCAGAATACGCGCAGCCATTCCTAGAGTACGGATTGTCTGAGGCCAAAGAATTGTATGGCCAGCAGCCTGAATATTACAGAGGCCCAACCACGGTTGGATTTGCCCCTGAATCTGAAATGGCTCTCGCCGCGACGCGCCAACGCGCCTTAGGCGGCTCCCCACTTGTGTCTGGGGCGCAGTCGTTAACAGGTCAGGCGATGGCAGGCGGATTGCAAAACCTAGCAATGCCATACGCGCAAGGGTTAGCCGGTGGCGCTAACCTCGGTGAATCAATCGGCATGATGCGCCAGACGGCTCGCGGCGACTTCCTTGGCGGCTCACCCGGTCTTAGCGGTGCGATTGAACGCGCACTAGACCCTGTCGAGGAGCGTATGCAGGCTATGCAGAGTGGCGCTGGCCGTTACGGCAGTGGGTACGGCCAGAAAGCCGCAGCCGACGCTATGGGTCGTGTGGCTAGTGATATCGCCTATCGTGATTACGCATCAGAAAGAGCAAATCAGCTTGCGGCTCAACAAAACCTCGCCTCACTCCAAGAGGCTCAGTACGGTAGCCAGCTTCGCGGTATGGGCGCACTTGGTCAACTTAGTGCGGCAGATATACAAAGACGCCTTGGTGCAGCAGCAGCAGCCCCCGGTATGGCAGAACTTGATTACGCTGACTTGGCAAAATTGGGTGCCGTCGGAGCTGCTAGAGAAGGCCAATCACAGGCCGAGCTTCAGGCTGATATCGACCGCTTCAATATGGAGCAGCAGCAGCCACTTATGTCTTTGGCAAACTATATGGCAACCGTCCAAGGTGGTACGGTTGGCGGGCAAAGCACGCAGCCGGTTTTCCGCAATGCGACTGGCGACTTCCTTAGCGGCTTGAGTGGCTTGGCTGGAGTTGGCAAGGCATTTGGAATTTTATAGGTTAGGGGTTAGGGCATGAGCGTAGGCACAGAAACATTTTTACGGTTGTTGCGGGAGCAGCAGCAGGCGGCTCCGACGCCTATGGCTAATATACAAAGGCCGTATCAAGTCCAAGGCGCTCGCGGGCCAGTGCCAGCGCCTATGGCTTTGCGGCGCCCAACACCGCCAAGCGCTATGCCGACCGCGCCTAAGCTGTCACCTATGATGCAGGCAATCGCCAACCGTGCGGCTATGTCAAAGTTGACACCGGGTGCCGGTCAGGTCGCCCTGCCAACTGGTGGCGCAGGTGGCATGCCTCAGCCTAGTGCGCCTACAATGCCTCAGGGCGGCGGCGCACCAGCGGCGACTACATTTGGCCAGCGGTTCGCCCAACCTCAGACACAGGCGCTCCTTGGCGCGGCTATTGCAGGCGCTGAGGCTTCAGGCTACCAAGACCGTCCGGTTTCGCTCGGTCAGGTTCTGGGGCGTATGGGCGCTGGCGCTATGGGTGGTTATCAGGCCGCTGAGGATCGCATTGCAGCTCAGAAGGCGGCGCAATTAAAAGAACTTTTGACGCAGGCTAAAATACAGACTGAGCGTGCCAAAGGTGGGCAAGCCTTTAGCGGCACCAGCTTAGCAGCACAGGACAGCAACAACGTCTTAACTCTAGGCCAAAAAGTCGCTGACGGCACAGCCACCCCGACTGAAAAAGCGACGTACAATATGTCTTGGCAACGCCTGTCTCAACCAAAGCCAGAGACCAGAACTGCCCCAGATGGAACCATTACAACGGTGACCGTTCCGGGTATGGATTTGTCAGGTTTTCCTGTCCCAAAAGGGCTTAAAGCGGGAGAGAAGGTAATTGGGGAAAAAGCGCCTACGTTTAATAACGACGAAAAACTGGCCGGAGCCTTCACCAACAGGATGCTCGAAGCCACCGCAACCTTTGAAAATGTTACCGCCGGAGGCTATGACCCAGCTAACATGAGAGACTTCGCCGCAAGCAACTTACCTCTTGCGCTCAGGGCTTCGGCGCTGTCAGATAACGGCCAACAATACCTAGCCGCGAAGCTAAACTTTATTACGGCGGTGCTTCGCAAGGAATCAGGAGCAGCCATATCTGAAACGGAATTTAAAAACGAAGACTTAAAATACTTTCCGCAGCCGGGTGAAAGCGCAGCCACAATAGAGCAAAAAAGAATTGCAAGGAAAACAGCGATTGAAAGCATGAAGGCTCAGTCCGGCGGGGCTTTTGACTACATGCAAAAAAAGATGAAGCCATCTGAAATCGACCAACTGCCAAAGGGCTCGGTGTTTATGGAAAGAACTGGCGGCGTGTCTTATTACAAAACTCCTGATGGAAAAGTATTGGCGGTGGATTGATATGGGTATTCGTGAAGCAACGCAAGATGAAATAGCGGCACTATCTTCCAACGTCGCAAAAACCAAAACGCCATCAGTCGGCGGGTTTGACCCGATAGAGTTCGCCACTGGCCTTGCCCGGTCAATCGGTCAGGGCATTACGTTTGGAACGGCTGACGAGGCTGAGGGATTTATTAGAAGCATATTAGGCGACCAAACATACAAGCAGGCGCGGGATCAAGTTCGCAAAGAGCTTGACCAGTTTCGCACAGAGTATCCGAAGACAGCTTACGGCTCAGAGATTGCGTCTTCTGTAGCTATGCCGATGGGTGTGGCTGGTCTTGTTGGCAAAGGTGTCGCAAAAGGCGCAACCAAACTAAACGAGCCATTCGCTGATCTTGTTGGACAGGCTGTGACAAGGGGAGCGCAAAAAGCGCCAAAAACTCTAACAGGCAAGCCAGCTCAGGCGGCTGGTGCGAGCGCCTTATACGGCGCTGGCGCGGCAGAAGAAATGAGCGATGTGCCAGCATCAATGGCAATAGCCGGTGGGCTTGGTGCGGGTCTGCAAAAAGCTGCACCCGCTGTTACCGCTGGTGCAGCAGAGCTTATAAAGAAGGGCGTTCCGCTGACAGTCGGGCAAAAGTTTGGCGGTATAACTGGTGGCGTTGAAGAACGTTTGGCTGGTCTTCCGGTTCTTGACTTTTTGATTGGTGGCGCACGCCGTCGAGCCGTTACTGGATTTGAAAGAGCCTCATACGATGAGGCTCTAGCCCCACTCGGAGAAAAACTGCCGAAGGGTGTAAAGGGTCGTGACGCTTATATCCAAGCTCAAAACATAATTAGCAAGGCATACGACGACGTTTTAAGCGACGTCAACATACCGTCTCCAAATCAGATAATTACCCAGATACCTGACGTTGCCGCAACCTTGCCCAAGCAAGAAGCTGGATTGTATTCCAGAATAATAATGAAGGAGCTTGGCGACAGGGTAAAGGATGGAAGGCTCACCGGCTCTGCCTTTAAAGAAGCGCAGAGCGCGTTGCGCCAGAGGGCATATAAATTTATGACTTCACAAGACGCCTATCAGCGTGAGCTAGGCGAGGCGTTAAGTGATGCGGCTGAGGAGCTGACGACGACGCTTGGCAAGTTTAATCCTGACAAAGCTGGAAAGCTCGCTAATATTGACACGGCATATTCTAGGTTCAAGCCTATGCAAATGGCCGCCGCTTCAAAGGGTATGGCCGGTGAAGTCACCCCTGCAAAATTGCTAGAAAAAGTTTACGCGCAGTCGCGGCGATCACCTTCTGTGCTTGCCAAGGGCGAGGGGCGTATGCAACAGCTTGCAGAAACTGGCGCAGACGTTATAGGCACAAAAGTTCCTGACAGCGGAACAGCAGGTCGTTTGGCGCTTACAATGGGTACGCTTGGCAGCGGTGCTTTTTTAGACCCTGTCACAACAGGATTAGTGGCAGGCGGAACAGGCGCTGTTTACTCTCCATTAGGTCAGGCTATCTTGGCTGGCACAAGAAAAGGTGGGCGCGACATACCGGGCATAATGCAAGGAGCTAGTGCAGCTATGCGCTCACCAGCAGCAGGTGGCCTGTTATCTCAACAGGTGCCTTCACCCATCAGCTCCGCACAAGCTGGCGGCAACATCGTCGGATATGAGACTGTGACGGATCGACAGGGCAACCCTGTGACGTTTGCCAAGACATCTGATGGCCGTGCGGTGCGCGTGCGCTAGATTTATGCTATAAATGGGTAGTCGCCCTTTAGGAGAAGATAATGGCAAAAGATAAACTGGTAGATTATGATTCAACCGCATCTGGGAATCTGGATGTAGGTGGAATTTCTGTGGCGGAAGGAATGTTGCCGTCAAACGTCAACAACGCTATCCGCGAACAGATGAGCCATCTAAAGGACTTTGCTGACGGCACTGAGGCCATCAATGCGCTGGCGGTTGATAACTTAAAGATGGATGGTAACACCATCTCAAGCACCGACACCAACGGTGATATTACCCTAGACCCGAATGGTACTGGGGTTGTTGCGTTGTCTTCTGACCTGACATTCGGCGACAACGACAAGGCTATCTTCGGTGCTGGCAATGACTTTCAGATTTATCACGATGGGTCTGCAAGCATTGTTTATGACAATGGAACAGGGCCACTAAACCTTCAAACAAACAATAGTAATATTAACATCAAAGGTGGCGGTAGTGCTTCGGACACTATGGCTATATTTAAAAGCACTGAAGGTGTTGAGCTTTATTATAATGCCGTAAAAAAGTTTGAAACCACCGCCACAGGCGTGGATGTCACTGGCGGTCTGAATACAACAGGTGACGTAGGCATTGGCACTAGCACTCCAGATGAAACCGTCCAAGTTTTTCAAACCGCAGGTTCTGGAAACAATTACAACGAAGGCACACTAAAGGTTGGTGGTTCAACTACTGCGCTAGGCTTTCAGTTTGGCTACCACTCTATAAGCTCTGGACGTAATGTCATTACGAGTTTGAATAACGGAGGCGGTGCGAATCAACGCATTTCAATTGGCTTCGGCGCAGTCGATAGTAATGGTGAACCAGCTACTAACGTGATGACACTGAATCAAAGCGGCTTCGTGGGCATTGGCGAATCAGCCCCCCAGAAGATGCTACATATAACCAAAAATGACAGTGATGGAATGATTGTGCTAGATGCAAACGGCACAACTACTGACCATCAGATTTGTTTTAGCAAGGATTATGGTACTGGCGGCACTACCGGAGGAAATTATTGGGGTATCGGTGTTGATGGCTCTGAAAACAAACTTGTGTTTGCTTATGACCCCAACGCCCAAGCAAGCCTTTCGGCTGACGCTAAAGTAGTTATCGACAGCAGCGGCAACGTGGGCATTTCTAAGTCTGCATATGGAAGCATAAGCACTGACGGATTTTGGTTTGAGAATGGCGTTGCTAAATTTTTGGCACTGTCAGGCACAGGAACAAGCCCTTTATATTTGAATCGGAATGGGTCAGATGGTGGAATTGTAAACTTTTACAAAGACGGAAGCAATGTCGGGAGTATTAAGGTTGAAAGTGGTAAGCTGACAATAAACTCGCAAGGCAGCAATCTTTCATATGCTACTGGCGGTGTTGTTAGAATGAACAATGACTCTAACCAATTTTATTCAAACACAGACAACACAATGAATTTAGGTATTGGTTCGTTGCGTTGGAATACCTTGTTTGCATCCAACGGCACCATCAACACATCAGATGCTAACGAAAAACAGCAAATCACATCACTGACTGACGCTGAGATAACAGCCGCTAAAGCGCTTAGCGCACTGTTTAAAACCTACAAGTGGAACGATGCCGTTGCTGAAAAAGGCGATGCAGCCAGAACACATACAGGCGTGATTGCGCAGGACGTTGAAGCAGCTATGACTGCCGCTGGACTAGACGCAGCAGATTATGCGTTTTGGTGCAGCGATACTTGGTGGGAAACACAGACAGAGGTTCCGGCTGTTGAAGCTGTGGAAGCTGTCTATGAAGATGTGGTCATTCCGGCTGTACTTGATGAGTATGGCAATGAGGTTGAGGCAGAACGTACGGAGCAACGTACGGTCATAGAGGCCGTAGCAGCCGTTGATGCCTACACACGCACTGACACTTACGACACAGCCGAAGAAGCACCAGAGGGTGCTGTTGAACGCACACGGCTTGGCATCCGCTATCCTGAGTTGCTTGCCTTTGTGGGTGCTGCAACTGAACAACGGTTGGCTAATATTGAAACACGCCTAGCAGCGTTAGAGGCTAACTAATGCAAATGACCAGCCTCATCGACACACTCATTGGTCTGGTTGTGGCTGGACTTGCGTGGTTTATGAATGAAACCAGCAAAGAGCAGAAGCGGCTCAACATCCTGCTCAATAAGACCCGCGAGGAATACGCCACAAAGGATGATTTGCGTAACGATATGCGTAACGTAATGGACGCTTTGCACCGGGTCGAAGATAAGCTCGACAAGGTACTCAGCCGCGCTCCCTGATGTTTAAGGCAGTCATACTGGCTTGTGTCATTGGCGCACCAACTGACTGCGTTGAGTTTCACGATATCCGTGGCCCCTATTACACCGAGAGAGAGTGCCGCAACCGTGCTATGGAAATGTCTAGGGCGGTTGGCGAGATAGCTAACCTGATGCCGATTAAATGGCGTTGTGACGTTCTGAAGAAGGGTATGCTGACGTAATGGAACCAATAAGCACCGCCTTGGCCGGTATAGCGTTGGTGAAAGCTAGCGTGGATGGGATCAAATCTGCACTAGGCACGGCCAAAGATATAGGTGCTATCGCTAATGATATCGACGCGCTGCTGAATGGGCAGGCTCAGGTTCAGGCAGCCAGTAACAAAAAGGCTGGCGTCGGGCTGGCTGACCAATTCGGCGTTCAGTCCGTAGCCAAGGAAATGATTGACGCGAAAATCGCTGCTGAACAAGTCGCGGAAGTTCGCCGCCTGACAGACCACCGCTTCGGTGCCGGGACGTGGCAATCTATTCTGGATGAGCGCGCCAAGCGTATCAGAGAGGCAAAAGAGGCTCAAGCAGAGGCTCGCCGTCAGGCTCAATTTCAGCACGACGAAATGCTGGAAAACGTAAAAATAGGTTTGGCTATTTTCGCTTTGGTGGTTGTTGTGGTAGGTTTATTTATCGCTGTAATGATATCAACAGCAGGAGCCATAGGGCTTAAATGAGTGAAACAACAACCGGGCTGATTGGCGAGTACATTGCTGCCGCCGCTATCCTTGCACAAGGGTGGCGCGTCTCGATGGCTCAACAAGACCGGGTAGATATGGTGGCTTGGAATGGGCAAGAGTTTCTTCGAGTGCAGGCAAAGACTGCGAGTTTATTGTGCGATAAAGATGGTCGATCTCCGCGTCACCATTTCCAGCTTGGTCACGGCTGCAAAGCGAAGCATTTGCCGACAAAGGATGATTACGATGTTCTCTGCCTTGTTTCCCCCAATTCAAGAAGGGTCTTGTTCATGCCGGTTACGAGCATACGGCAATATAGTATGCGCCTGCCAGCGTCGCGCTTCACTGAAACTGCGGAAACTGATAGCTGGGATAAGGCGGTCGATCACGTTTTGGAGACGCGGCGATGAATAAAGACGCACTCCGAGAGGAGCTGGCCGAAGATGAGGGCTGTAAGTATTTGATTTATTTAGATCATCTCCAACTCCCAACCTTCGGAATTGGCCATTTAATTAAAGAGCATGACCCAGAATACGGCTTGCCGGTCGGCACAGAGGTGTCAGAAGACCGTGTGCGTAAGGCGTTTAATCTGGACATTGCCGTCACAATTGAGGATTGCCGCCGCCTGTGTGACAACGTCGGCGTTGACTTTAACGAGCTTGACCTGCGCTACCCAGACGGCGCGTTGGCGCTGTGCAATCAGTGCTTCAACCTCGGTTACCCTCGCCACTCAAAGTTCAAGAAGATGTGGGCGGCTGTGGCCGAGGCTATGGAAGACCCGAAGGCGTGGCTGACTGTGGCCGCCGAGGCTGAAGATTCACGCTGGTTCGATCAGGTGCCAAATCGCGCCAAGCGTTTAACCGCAAGATTTAGGGCGCTGGCAGATGGCTAAGGTTTTACTGGAATATAAGATAATACCGCGTCTGATGATTTTCACGATGACAGTGGTTTATGTTCGGTGCATTGAGTGGGCGTTGGCGATGCCAGATTTATCGACCCAGCAGGCCAGCCTGATTAGCGTAGTCACTGGGGCTATGACCGGCAGCCTAGCCGTGTTCTTAAATTCGGAGGCAAAGAAATGATCCAAGCATTATTAGGCCCAATCTCCAGCCTTGCAGGAACGTGGCTAGAAGGCCGCGTGGAGACCGCTAAGGCCGAGACAGGCGCAAAGGTAGCCAAGGCCAAGGCAGAGGCCACCATAATGGAAAAAAAGGCTACTGGCGAGATCGACTGGGACTTGAAGATGGCCGACGCAAGCGCCGCAAGCTGGAAAGATGAGTGGCTTACCATTTTGTTTAGCATCCCGCTGATCCTAGCGTTCTGCGGCGATTGGGGCAGGCACATAGTATCTGAGGGCTTTGCGGCTCTTGAGGCTATGCCGGAGTATTATCAATATACCTTGGGCGTTATTGTCTCGGCTAGCTTTGCGACGCGTTCTGCGGCTAAATTTTTTGGCAAAAAATAAGGGGGCTTTCGCCCCCTCACTTCACTTATAAAGATATTGATAGTCAAACCTGTCAGCGGTCTGCATATCTTCAAAAACCACATTGTAGCTTTCATCGTCAATGCGCTCGACACGCCTGACCATAGCCGTGACCGTCCTGCCACTTGGGCCAGTAACGCTGACTAGGTCGTCTGGCTTTAGGTGTTCTGTCTGCATATTTACCTCCTATAATAATTTAAACGCTCTGGCTCGACCGGCCACCTTCTCAGCCGCGCCACGCTCGACTAGTCCGGTCATCAGCCGGTGTACTTGGCTGAAGCTCTTGCCGGTCTTCTGCGACAACTCGCTTATGGTCGGCGTGTAGCCGTACCGGCGGGTCATGCGGTCAATCAGAATCCGCAGTTCCGCCTGCTTTTTTGTCAGCGGCACGTCAATCATCACGCGCCTCCTTTATCGTTAACGTGCCTTGGCGTGCAATCCGTGCAGGCTTGGCCGGTGTCGTCTTGGCCGGTTGCGCCTTGAAGTTTCGCATTGGCCATTTGACATAATAAGAGCGATTGCCAACCACCCCGACCGCCTCATCGTGGCTACCCAGACGCTCTTTCAGCATAGCCTCAGCTTCGTCTATGTCGCCCTCAGCGGCTCTCTTGGCGTCCTTAGCATTGACCAACTGAGCCAGCCAGTCGTTGTCTTCGCCCTCTAACGTGATTGGCGGCGCACCGTTGTCCACACGCGGGTAGGCGGTATTGCCGTCGGAGCTGGACTGGATCGGATACCAGTCAACGTCAAACTTGCGTCGCTCAAACTCCTCGATCTCATCCGTGATGCGCGACTGCACCGCAGCGTTTGCCTGATATAGGAAGACGCGTAGCTCCACACCGCCGTATAACACGCACACAGCGCCCCACGTTAACTTGGTGGCCATCAATTGCCCTTGGAGTTGTAGCGGCCCCCTGTGAGGCGCTGGCCGGTCTTCGGGCTTACTGCTGGTGAGCTTGCTCTCCAAGACGCCGACGCCGTCAACCCAGACAGAGCCGTCAACGCAGTAAATGCCCTTGGCTGGGTCGGTCGTGACTTCATGCCCTAGCCCGCCGTCAGCGGTGCCGTCAAGCGACACGGCGAATGGTAGCGTGTCGTGAAAGATGGCGTCGTGTTCCAGCTTGAGGTCGGTCAGGTTAAGCCGTTCAGCGGCCTCAGTCAGGATCATGCCTTCGGAACGATCACCCCAATCACAGGCTTCGTTACCTCTGAATGGGTCTGGATCAGGCTTGCCCTCAATTGAGGCCAGCGCCTTGGCAAGCTGATCGTTTGGGGTTTTGTACGGCGACATATTCATAATTACCGGCAATACTGATGCCGTGATAATGTCGTCTGGGGTTTTTTTACCGACCATTGCTTGATCTCCTCACTTCATTTTCTGTCATTACGCGATATCCACAGGTGTGTTTTTCGACGTGGTAATGCTTGTTGATTTGACCGATTTGCTGCCGGATGTGATATTCTTGACCGCGAAATCGGCGACTTAAAAAGTTAAGCGGCCAAACCTTCTTGCCCTTAATGAACTTGAACAGGTTTCCCTGAGCCTCTGTGAGGGCTATCACACCGTCATGCCTCTTTGCGGCTCCGTCAGGTTTCATCATGCCGCGCTTTTTTATGCACTCAAAGGCGTGGGTTTGCGCTTCTTTGACCGTCTTGAAAGACGCCCCCCTGCCGCGCTTGTTTGCCAGAGGGTGTGTCCACCTGTTGGTCTTGGCGTTTTTCCAGATGGTAAACGGCACGTCGTCTTCGACACCTTCGATGACGTAAAGATTATACGATGCTGGTTTGATGATTAATGGCATTAGTTAGTCTCCCATTTGTTAGATTTACGCAGGTTTTCTTCAGCCGTGATTACCTGCAAATTCCACGGCACATGAAGGCCACAAATGTTTTCGCCTTGCAGCGGGATGATGTGGTCGACGTGATGCAAGACGCCAATCTTGTTAGTAAGCATTTGCGCTTTCTCATAAAAAGGCTTTATAAGTTCGTAACTGATACAAGAAGGCTTTGCCACGCGAACACGTTTCCGTCGAACAGCGGTATTAACTCGCACTTTGTCAGCATTTTTTTGCTTCCAAGCCTTGGAAACAGCGTTGCGCTTTTCAATGGTATTTAAGCGCCACTTTTTCGCTTTCTTTGCTCTCGCGGCTTTTTGTTCTGGCGTTTGTTTTGCCCTATATTCAACATATTTATGCAAATTGTTTTCATACCAACGTTTGTTTTTAGCAGCCACCGCAACCTCATTCCTTTGAGCGTATTCACGCTGCACGGCGCTTCTTTTTTCGGGATTGTTTTTTTTCCATTCTTTGTCCCGATCCTTACCGCACTCAACGCAATGATAGCTTGACACATAGCGATCACACACATGACCGCGCTTACAAGGCTTGCCAGTGAAGTATCGCACCAACCCTCGCGCCTTAGCGTCTTCAAATGTAATAATTTCCATCATCCCGCACCCCCAAAGCGAGCCATCAGCGCCCACACGTTATATTCAGTGGTCACGGCGTTTGTGAAGAACGCCAGCCCAAAGGCCATCACAAACAGCATACAAATTGTGTCTTTAATCATGTCGATCTCCCATATTTTGATGGTGTCTTTAAACGCGCGTCAGGCGTCTTAGGCGCCAACGCCGTCCATCCGTTAATGTGTAGGCGGTACGCGCTACACACGATCTCACCGCCGACCCAACTCTCACCACGCGATATGTGCGTGATGAGGCTCTTGTGGCCGGTGCGCTTGCAAGCCAACGCGATTGCATCGTACCTGTCAAAAATTGGACCAGTTACAACTGGACGCGTGAACGGATTGCTCACGACATACCAGAGTTTGACGCGGTCTGATCTGATCTGTTTCATTTTTACCCCTTTTAAGTTAATGCGTAAAACACCTCAAAGGCTTCTTCTTTTGGCATTGCGTTAAGTACCTTATGGTCAGAATATTTGTTAACCACATAATCAATATGCCTGTTTGTGATGGTAGGCTTGCCCTTAAAAGATATCGCCTGAACATCCTTTGGCTCTTTAGGATCAATCACCAAGACGCTTTTGCGGATAGCTTTGGCAAACTCTTTTTTAGCCAAAAACATATTCACTTGATCTCCACACCAGATTTCCAAGTTTGTCTCATTCCAAGAATCATCCCATTCGCTATGCCACTTCGGTAATTCTTTAGAAATTCTTTCACATAACTTTTGCACACACCTGTCGTAACGGTTCGATCCGCCACGCCCATCGTTATCAACGTGACAGTAAAGCTTGCCGTTGATGTAGATGTTAGCCTCAAAGCAATGCGTTTCCTCAGATGCAAACTCAGCATATTTGATAGCTTTAAGTTCGATGGTGTCGCCGTTTAAAAATTTAGTCATTTGGTAATCTCCCTTGATTAGAGCGGGGCTGTTAAGCCACCGCCCATTCGTTAACATTAACTGCAATTTCTTCTTCGACAGCGTTGTCTTGAAACTTTAAGACCGCACCGCGCAACTGATACCAACCCCATCCAGACCAGTTGTCTTTGCAAGGCAACATGATGAGAGCGTTGTTGGTATCGTAGTCACCGCCGACCATCCAATGGTTTCCAACTTTTTTAGCTGTCATTTTTGCGCCGTGATGAAATGCTTTAAATGTTTTAGTCATTTGGTAATCTCCCTGATTTCCCTAGTTTGTCCCTCTTACCTATTATATATAGGGATGCTATCTACATATGACAAGACAGATATTGCATTATTATTAGATTAATTTCAGAAAAATAGCATTATGCCTTTAATCGCCCAAATTTGCCCGCTGACGGCATGTAGGTGTTTTGGGGCATAAGCGTACCAAAAAGAAGCCAGAAGCGTTTTTTGCTTCCAGCAACGATCACAGAAGGGTCATAAAATGAGT